AATTCAAAAGTCTCAGCTATTATACTCGAAAGCATTTCCAGGAGCAAAATGGAGAGAGCAAGAAAAAGAGTGGCGATTCCCATCAGGGGCAAAGATAGAGTTTGGTTACGCAGAGAACATGACAGACGTTTTGCGATACCAAGGTCAATCGTACACATGGATAGGAATAGACGAACTTCCACAATATCCTTCGCCAGATATATATAATTTTTTAAGGTCATCATTACGATCTGTAGACCCAGAGATACCTGTATATATGAGATCAACAGGTAATCCAGGTAATGTCGGTTCACAATGGGTAAGAGAAATGTTTGTTGAACCATCAGAACCAAATACAGCTTTTGATGTAGGGATAGATACACCCAAAGGTAAAAAGTATATTACTCGTAGATTTATTCCTGCTAAATTACAAGACAATCCTTATCTGATGCAAACAGATGATTACTATATCATGCTGGCATCTTTACCTGAAGTACAGAGAAAACAGTTTTTAGATGGGGATTGGGATGCATATGAAGACTCAGCTTTTCCAGAATTTTCTAAAACAGTTCACGTGGTTGAACCTTTTGAACTACCTAAAGGTTGGTATAAATTTCGTGCTGCTGACTGGGGTTATAGTTCTCCTGCTTGTGTGCTTTGGTTTGCTGTGGATTATGATAATAATCTCTGGATCTATAGAGAATTGTATACCAAAAAAGTTACAGCGGATCAGTTCGCTAGACAAGTACTTGCTTTAGAAAATAACGAATACGTACACTATGGTGTACTAGATGTTAGTACATGGGCTAAGAGAGGTGATGTTGGTCCAAGTATTGCAGAGACTATGATACAAAATGGTTGTAGATGGAGACCATCAGATAGATCACCTAAAAGTAGAATTAACGGAAAACTTGAGATTCATAAAAGATTAAAAGTTGTGGATAATAATCCAGGTATAAGAGTATTTGCTAATTGTAAAAATCTTATACGAACTTTAAGTGCCTTACCAACGGATGATAAAAATCCTGAGGATGTAGATACAAATGCAGAAGATCATGCATATGATGCATTAAGATATGGATGTATGAGTAGACCATTACATCCTAAATATGCTGCAAGATTTAGAAGACCTTCTGAAGACTTTGAACCACAAGATACTAAATTTGGATATTAATATGAATATGGATAGAATAACTAGACAAGTATTAGATCATGTATCTAATCAAAAAAGTAAAAATAAATTAATGGAATATGTTAAATATCTTAGAAAAGAAGTTGACATAAATGGGACAGGTACGAACAAATATAGAATTAAATGTGGACCTAATAAAGGTAAAGTATTAAATGCCCCTAAATAAGAAAGGTAAAAAAATTAAAAAATCTATGGTAAAACAATATGGCAAGAAAAAAGGCCAAGCTATATTTTATGCTATGGAAAATTCTGGAAAGATAAAGGGTGTCAAAAAAAATAAAAATACCAGAAAGAAATAAAAAAAATTTTCCCTATGCTTTATGTTTAGTATATTGGGAGGATATTGTCGGTGAGACAAATTGGGCTGATATTGTAGATATTAAAAAAGCTAAGACAGCTGTATGCTGTAGCGTAGGTTGGTTAGTTAAAGAAGATTCTAAATCTACAATAGTTATGGCTGATTATAGTTTTGAAGACAATGGTGAGATAAAACAAGGTGGTAGCTATACTACAATACCAACTAAAAATATACTAAAAATTAAAAAGATAATAATATAGGAGAAAACCCCATGCCTAGAAAGAAAAAAGAAAAAACAATGGAAGATATAATTGAATGTATTCGAGATGATTTAGATTTATTAGAACAAAAAATCATAGATATTCAAGATGATGAAGATGATTTTGATAATGAAGATGAAGATCTTGATGATGATGAGGAGGATGAATAATGGAAAAAACATTTGATCCAAAAGCTAAAGTTAAACAAGGACAGTTCAGTGATGCTACTGAAGGCAAACAGCCTAACAGAGAATCAATGAATCTTGATTTATCAAAACACAACAGAAGAAAAGGTGAGCCTTTTCAGTATGACCAAGATGTGCCTAGTAAATCAGGTTCTGAACATGTTCAGGATTCTTTGTTTAGAATGGCTGACGAAAAAGATTATTAATGAGTCTTGGACCCAAAAGCAATTTTATACCTGTCATTTATGCGGGAGCTAAAAAAAAGGTTCAAAAAAAGAAAAAGAAAAAAACCAAGAGGAGAAAAACCAAATGATGAAAAGATACATGCACGGAGAACTAGCACCTGATGTAGCTAAAAAACCAAATGAACCATTAGCAATTGATGCTAATTCAAAAGTAACTCAAGGTTCTATGAGTGGTGATGGCAATGATGCAAAAGGTAAGTCTAAATCAAAAGTAGATCCAGCAATCTTTAGAATGGCTGAAGAAAGAGACTACTAAGGATATTTAACTATGAAAAATGGTAATGGTAAAGACTATGCTAATAAACATCCAGATGAAAGTAAAGCATCTGAGGTTGCTAGTGCTTTAGGTAAACCTATTAATGTCTTTAAAAAATTTCAAGAAAATATGAAAGGTCCACTTGGAAAACCTATAAATATTTTTAAAAAATTTCAAGAAGATTATTTAAAAAATAAAAGCTAATGGAAGAAGAAAACAAATCAGCTGATCCAATCAGTGATTCATCTCCTATTGTAGGGCATATAAGAGAAAAATTTCACCAATCTGAAACATCAAGATTATATGATGAAAGAAGATGGTTAAAGGCTTATAGAAACTACAGAGGATTGTATGGTCCTGAAATGGCTTTTCGTACAAATGAAAAGTCTAGAGTTTTTGTTAAAATAACAAAGACTAAAGTGTTAGCTGCGTTTGGTCAAATTATTGAAGTTTTATTTTCTGGTGGTAAATTTCCATTAGGTATATCACCAACACCAGTTCCAGAAGATATAGCTGAATATGCACATTTAAAACAGCAAGCACCACAACAACCACAACAACCACAAGATCCATATGGATTTAAAGGTGATGGTAGAGAAATACCACCAGGTGCGACAGCTGATATGCTAATGAAAAATTTAGCACAAGAATATGAGAATGTAGGTTTTGATGAAGGTCCAGCAAATGCAGGTGAACCTCAAATAGAACCAGCAGGTATTGGTGCAAAGAATTTAGAAAAATTAATACATGATCAATTAGAAGAATCAGAAGCTATTACAACTTTAAGACATGTATTTTTTGAAATGTGTTTATTAGGAACTGGTATATTAAAAGGCCCATTTAGTTTTGATAAAGAATATCATTCATTTGAAGAACAAGAAGACACATCAATATATATTAAAAAAATTAAATCAGTTCCAAAGATAGAAGCAGTATCGTGTTGGAATTTTTATGCAGATCCTAATGCTACTAATATTAGCGATTGTGATTATGCAATACAAAGACATTCATTAAATAGACAACAATTTTCTGATTTAAGAAAGATGCCTTTCTTTAATGAAGAAATGATTGATCATTGTTTAGAAGAAGGCCCTAACTATCAGGTTAGAGGATATGAATCATCTTTATACAATAGAGAAACCGTAGAAACTATTTATAAAAATAGATATGAAGTATTAGAATATTGGGGTATAATTGATAAAGATTTAGCTAAACAATGTGGTATTGAAAGTGATAAAAGTGTTATAAGTGTAAACGCTTGGATATGTGGTAATAAAGTTTTAAGAATGGTAGAGAATCCATTCACACCAACTAGAATACCATTTATGGTTTGTCCATATGAATTAAATCCATATCAGTTTTTTGGTATTGGTGTTCCAGAAAATATGGAAGACTCTCAACAAATTATGAATGGTCATGCAAGAATGGCTATTGATAATTTAGCTTTATCAGGTAATTTAGTTTTTGATATTGATGAAACACAATTAGCACCTGGTCAAGATATGAAAATTTTTCCTGGTAAAATATTTAGAAGACAAAGTGGTCAACCAGGAACATCTATCAATGCAATTAAGTTTCCTAATAGTACACAGGAAAATATGATGATGTTTGATAGATTTAGACAACTAGCAGATGAAGCAACTGGAATACCATCATATTCACATGGTACAACAGGAGTACAATCTACAACTAGAACTGCAGCAGGTATGTCAATGTTAATGGGAGCTGCAGCATTAAGTATTAAAACAGTTATTAAGAATATTGATGACTATTTAATTAAACCCCTAGGTGATAGTTTCTTTCATTGGAATATGCAATTCAATGCAGATATGCCACACATTAAAGGTGATCTTGAAATTAAAGCAAGAGGTACATCATCATTAATGCAGAAAGAAGTTAGATCACAAAGATTAATGACATTTATGCAAACAGCAGCTAATCCAGCATTAGCACCTTTTGTTAGATGGCATACATGTTTAAAAGAAATAGCAAAAGCATTAGATATTGATCCTGATCAATTAATTAATGATCCAGAGAAAGCAGCTATCTATGCACAAATAATGGGGATGGCAAATGGAAATCAAAACAATACAGCCGCTGTTGGAGAACAAGACCCAATGGCAACGGTTGGAACAGGAAATGGAGGGGGCAACATCGGAGTTGGCAATATTCCGATGCCAGGGGAAGCTGGTTTTGCTTCGCCAATTATTGACCCTTCCAACAACAAACAAACTCAATAAAGAGGGTGACTAATGGCAGTACAGTATTCTTTAAGCTATGATGCTGATGGTAATCCATCATTAGTTAAAAATACTGTAGAGGGTAAAGCTCCTGTTATAAAAAAAGATTTTACTATTGGAGAATATAAACCAATAAGAACTGTATCAACAGATTATGAATTTACTTTTACTTCTAGTGATACATTTAGCAGAGAAAAACAATTAGAAATTTTAAACATATTTATTAAAGAAAATGATTCTGATTCAGGACCAGGCGGCATAATAGATGATAGTTTTCAAACACTTGCTGCTAAAGATGATAAAGGAAATATAATAGGCGGTTTAACTTTAAAAGAAAAAGCTAAACTTGGTGCATTTAAATATTCAGAGACACCTAAAATTGCTACAACTGTAATAGAAAGTATGGTTCCTTTTGCAAATATAATAGGACCAGCTGTAAGAAATTATGGTAAAAGTTTATTAGATGATTATTATAATCCAAAAGATCCAATGTATAATTATACAGGATTTGGTGCAGATCTAGCAGAGGGAGATGTTTCAAAACCAGGAATGGGATATGAAGCAGCATATGGTTCTAAATTTTCTCAAACAAATGCTATTGCTGAGGCTAGTGAAGGAGCTTATGATCCTAATAAAACTAAAACAATAAATACACCAGCATATGATTATGATAATAATAATGATGATTCAGGTCATGCTGGAGGTCAAGCCGCAGCTGATGCAGCAGCATCCCAAGCAGCTGATGATGAGGCAGCAGGAGCAGGAGGATATTAATTATGGCAGTTGATTATAAAGGACAACCATTAACAAATCAAACAGCATTTAGTACAACAGGTATAATGAATAAAAAACCTGCTAAACTAAAACCATTAAAAATGCCTACACGAAAAGCTGTAGCAGAAAGAGTAACTCCTGATAGAGTTGAACAACCTAAAGTTAATTTACAAAATTTGAAAGATGATGATAAACGAATTTTAAATATTCATTTAACACCATCTTTTAAAAATGTTCTCAATAAAGTATTTGGACAGGATATGTTCCCTGAATTTGGAATAGGTGAAAACACCGTTAGTATCCCTCGAAGTATTATTCTTGAGAGATTTGGATCTATGTCAAATTTTAGACAAATGGTTCAAAGAGATGGAAACAATAATAATGTGCCACCTAGTCAAGGTATAATGACTAGCCCACAAACTACATAGTTTTTGAGCTACCCTTATCCATAAGGCACTCAACCGTGAGGAAAAATAATGGAAGAAGAAAAAAAAGTTTCTGAAGAAACTGAAGCTAAGTTACCAGAATCAGAACCTTATAAAAAAAATCGAGAAATCGATGCTGAAACTGAGGCTTTTGCTAAAGGTGAATTAGCTAAGTATCAAAGGGAACAAAAAGAAAAAGAGGCAACCGCAGCAACCGAACAGAAGGACACCGATGCATCTGAAGAGACTGCAGAACAATCAGAAACAAAGGCTACTCCTATCGCTGAACGCCCTGCTAAAGCTGAAGATCGTGTTTTTAAGAAACGTTATGACGATTTGAAAAAACACTATGATTCTACAATTAATAAACACAAGGACGAAGTTAGAAACTTACGTACTCAATTAGAAACTAGTACAAAACAATTTGTGCCACCTAAATCAAAAGATGAATTAGAGGCATGGAGAAAAGAGTACCCTGATGTTTATGATATGGTTGAAACCATTGCCATGAACAAAGCAACTACTCGAACTGCAGAACTTGAAGATAAGTATAAAAATCTTCAACTCCAGCAAGAACAAATTGCAAAAGAAAAAGCTGAAGTAGAACTTTTAAAATTGCATCCTGACTTTAGTGAAATTAGATCGAAAGATTCATTTCATGAATGGGCTGCAAATCAAGATCCTACTATTCAAGGTTGGTTGTATGAAAATACATCTAATGCACAGTTAGCTGCTAGGGCTATTGATCTATATAAAATGGATACTGGTCAAAGTAAATTAACTAAAAAAGAAGAAAAGGATGTTAAAAAAGAAGCTGCTAAAGCAATTACTAAAACTAAAAAAAGTACTGAGTCAGATTCTCCTAAAAAGAAAATCTGGACAACTAGTGAGATAGCGAGTTTAAAACCTCACA